TTCAGTTCCCTGCTGCTGCGGCTGCTACTGCGATTATTCGCATCGCCTAATAGGACTGCCTCATGGCTTATTCAGGGCCAACAAGCGGCTTTGGTGAAAGAAGCTGGGGCAGTAACGGATGGGGTGGTTATGGAACCGTCCTAGACCTCGGGGCGACTTGGGGTAATAACGGCTGGGGCGAAGGTGCTTGGGGAGACAACGGTAATGTCTCTGTACAAGGCACTGGAGCAGTAGGAACAGTCTCTATCGCTGTATCGGAAAACATCATTCCGGTCGGTGTAGAAGGCACAGGTGCAATAGGCACCGTCGCAATAAACGTCGGAGACTCCGTAGTTGTAGATGGAGTTGAAGGCACCGGCGCTGTAGGTACCGTAGTAACGAACTACAGCAGTGTCCAGATACCCACAGGGGTGCAGGGCACAGGCCAGATGGGTGGCTTTGTTGTCGTAGTTGATGACATCGTAATCCCAGTAGGCGTTGAAGGAACCGGTGCGGTTGGTGATGTAAATATATTCATTGCCGACATTGTTGTACCAGACGGTGTAAGTGCTACAGGTTCTGTAGGAGACGTAACAACTCAGGTGACCTTTGCGGTCTCTGGAGTAAGCGGAACCGGAGAGCTTGGCGACGAAGGCGATACTGTAGTTCCTGTATTCAACGGGGTTGCAGCGACCGGAGCCATAGGCACAGCAGTACCGGCCTACAATACAGATGTTGCTGTTACTGGAGTAAGCGGAACAGGTGCGATAGGTGAAGACGGCGCTACCGTAGTTCCAGTAATATCTGGGGTAGCAGCAACCGGTGCAATAGGCACCGTAGCGATTTCGGTAGACGATTCAATTATCCCCACGGGGGTAAGCGGGACAGGTGCAGTAGGTGACGTAAGTTTCTTTATATGGACTACAATAGACGATAGCCAAACACCTAACTGGACAGACGTAACAGATACACAGACGCCCGGATGGGTGGATATAGATAAAGCCGCCTAGGAGCTGACAAATGGCTACTTATGTAAACAATCTAAGACTCAAAGAAATTACCACGGGTGACGAAGACGGCACTTGGGGTACGAGTACAAACACCAACCTTGAGCTAATCACTGACGGTTTTAGCTACGGCACAAAGCAGTTAGCAGCAGATGCTAACGAAACTTTCACGATGCCTGATGGCACTGCTGATGACAGCCGTTCTTTCTACCTGAAGATTACTTCCGCCGTATCTCTTACAGCTACCAGAGAAGTGACGCTGGGGCCAAACACTGTATCTAAAGTATGGATGATCGAGAACGCTACTACCGGTAGCCAGATTATCACCATCAAACAGGGTTCAGGTGCGACCGTAGACGTAGCCAACGGCTCAAAAGTCATGGTGGTTACAGACGGTGCAGGTGCAGGGGCTGCGGTTTTTAACGCCAACCCAACGGAAGTTGGAGGCACCGTCACCAGCGTAAGCGGTACGGGTACGGTCAACGGCATTACCCTGACCGGCACAGTGACTAGCTCAGGCAGCTTAACCCTCGGCGGTACACTGGCTAACGTAGACCTGACTTCTCAGGTGACTGGCACACTACCTATCGCCAACGGCGGTACAGGTACTACCTCTACTACTTATGTTGATTTAACGGCTAATGTCTCGGGCGAACTGCCTTTCGCTAACGGCGGTTCGGGTGCGATTGTTCCTCTGCATAAAGGCACAAGCTACGCAGCGTCAAACAGAGACTATGTGGTAGCTACTGCTGGTGGGATCACGATTACTCTGCCTGCTTCTCCCAGTGCGGGCGATACGGTGGTTGTCAAAGACGGCACAGGAGCTGCGGCCACTACAAGTTTTACAGTTGCCAGAAACGGCGAGAACATTGCCTCAAGCGCAACTGACCTGACCTTTGATAAGAACTTTGCAGAGATCGTAATGACCTACGTCGATGCCACCATAGGATGGACTGTCTAAATGAGTAATCTATCGGAGTTATTACCCTCCGGTGGAGGGCAGAACGTAGTTGAGTTTACTGCTGACGGTTCGATTAGTAGTGGTGCGGCTGTGGCTTTGCAGAGTGACGGGACAGTAAAAGCAGTCTCTGGAGTAGCATCCGATGTTGGTACGGAAACTAACATAACAACAGATTATGTACCTGCGTTCAAAATGCTTGCTTACGACACTAACGCATCAAGAGGTTTGATGTTTAGGCAAAATTCAGGGGATACGTCTGGTTATGTTCAAGTATTCTCTGTTTCTGGAACGACAGCTACTTTTCAAGCCGTAACATCATTTGCGTCCAACGTGTATACCGCGCTAAATGCTTGGATGGGCGCAGCTAGTGCCTATGACGCAAACGCACAAAAAATATTAATCGTTTACTCTGATGCAAATAACAGTTTTTACGGGACAGCTAGAGTTGCGACCATAAGCGGCAACTCCGTATCTTTCGGAACGGCTGTTGTATTTGAGTCTCAGCAAGCTACACATATGGCTGCTACATATGATTCAAATGCTCAGAAGGTTGTTGTTTTTTATGGGGCAACTGATGGGTACGGCATTGTAGCAACAATATCTGGTACGTCAGTATCTTTTGGAACCAGAACATCGTATGTCACTGGTTTTCCTACATATGTGCAGGCTACGTTTGATTCCAACAATAACAAAACAGTAGTGGGATTTGTTAGAGCGGCGAGTGGTTATGCTAGTGCGGTTGTAGGCACAGTTTCGGGTACATCTATATCGTTCGGTTCTTACTCTGAGGCTGGAACGGCGACTTCTACATTTTTAGATATTCAATATGATCCTACTTCTCAGAAAACATTGTTGGCGTGGAAAGAGAGCAACACTTTAAAAACTTCAGTGGGAACAATAAGCGGAACAAGCATCAGTTTTGGAACGCCTGTATCTAATTCTCAATCTAGCCCAAGGGATACTAGTCTTGCGTATGACGCAACCTTACAAAAAGTAGTTGTTTCGTCAGGTCAATCACCAGTTAACGCTTATGTTATTACAGTTTCTGGAACCTCTTTGACGTATAGTGACGCTCAAAGATTAAGTGTTGATAATATTGGTTATTACAATTCTTCTGTCTATGTTCCTGACGCGGGTAAAGAAATATCAGTTTTTACTGCAAGTAGTGGCAGTGAAATAAATTATATTGTTTATCAAATTGGTGAGACAAACGTCGCTGACTTCATCGGCCTAGCCTCTGCTGCTATATCCGATACCGCTACTGGTGACATCAACGTCAAGGGCGGGATAAACGAAGCCCAGACAGGGTTGACTATTGGCTCTGACTATTACGTTCAAGCTGATGGCACAGTGTCCACTACAAGCACAAGCCCGGCTGTGAAGATCGGCCAAGCAATTTCCGCAACCACAATTAACATGATGGATTTGACATGACGAATCTAACAGATTTATTACCTGCGGGTGCGGGCGGCAAACAGGTTAGCTTCACGGCTAGTGGGGCGATTAGTAGTGGTCAGACTGTAGGGCTAAAAAGTGATGGCACAGTAGGCGCAATTACAGGGAAAACAGGTTCATCGTCTGTGTTTGAATCGGCTGGGACAAATTATCATGCGGCTGTTTTTGACTCTAACAGTAACAAGGTAGTTATTGCGTACCAAGATGAGGGTAATTCAAATTACGGAACAGCAGTGGTTGCTACGGTTTCAGGCAGCACAATATCTTATGGAACCCCGGTAGTTTTTGAGTCAGCCAGTACAAGTTCTACGTCTATTGTTTTTGATTCTTCTAATAATAAAGTTGTCATATCTTATCAAGACGCTGGCAATGGATTCTACGGCACATCTGCTGTAGGAACAGTTTCTGGAACCAGCATTAGCTTTGGCACACCCGTAGTATTTGCTTCTGTATTTATTTCAACCCCAGCATCTACGTTTGATTCTAATGCCAATAAAGTTGTTATTACTTATGGGTATCAAAGTGGCAGTTATTCTGCTTGTGTGGTTGGGACAGTCAGCGGAACCAGTATATCTTTTGGCACTAAAGTAAACTTAGCAAACTACGGATTATTCCAAAACATAGTTTTTGATTCTACGAACAATAAGGTGATTGTCTTACAAAGGAAACAATCAGATAATCTCGGAGAGGCTTATGTTGGTACTGTCTCAGGCACATCTATAAGTTATGGCACACCCGTAGTATACAGTACCAGCACTGTAGTATATGTCGCCGCAGCTTTTGACAGCAACTCTGGCAAAGTTGTTATTGCTTACGATCAAGGAAACACAGGAACAGCAGTTGTTGGGACGGTATCCGGCACATCTATTTCATTCGGTTCTGAAAGAGTATTTACCAACGTAAGCGTTACTATTAACAGAAATAATGGGACATTTGATTCTACGAATAATGTGTGTCTTGTAATTTACAAGAACGACAGCACTGGCTACCAAGAAGTAGTAGAGCTTTCAGTTAGTGGTACGACTACAACACAGTCAGGGCCATTTGTTGTATTAACGGACACCGTAAGAGATCAGGCTAAGGCTTTAGCTTATGACTCAAATGCCAATAAAACCGTTATATCTTATGATGACGGGTCAAATAGTAGTTACGGAACTGCTGTTGTCTACGACACAGATGGTTTATCAAACGCTGACTTCATAGGCATAACAGACGCTGCCATCTCAGACACTGCATCTGGCTCGGTGACAATCAAAGGCGGCATTGCAAGTAATTCGGACATAACTACTCCGCCTGTCAATTCTGCGGGGTCTAAAGTAGTGTTTGATGACGGCGGCCCTACCACCGGTATTTCTTCCGCGTATGACCCAGACACAGCTAAAGTAGTTAATGTGTTTTGTACTACTAACGTTCAGGGCATAGTAGGTACTGTTTCCGGCACTTCAATTAGTTACGGCAGCGCATCGTCAGCAAATGGCAACAGTAGCAGCGCCGCTCAGGTGGCATACGATACTGTAAATAATAAAATTGTTGCGGTGTATAAAGAAGGTTTTACTGATGCGCGTGTTGTTATAGGTACTGTGTCAGGAACAGCTATAAGCTGGGGAACTCCAGTAGTGTTTGCAAGTATTAACGCAGCTACTCCAAATGTGGCATTTGATACCAACGCTGGGAAAGTTCTTATAGTATATAAAGATCAAGCTGATAATAACTATGGAAAGGCGGTAGTGGGTACAGTTAGCGGGACGAGTATTTCTATAGGCTCACCCGTGACTTTTATGAATGCAAATGCTAATAAAATAGAACTTGTTTACGACGCAAATGCTCAAAAATCTGTCCTTGTAGTACAGGATGCTAGTAATAATATAGGAGTAGCATACGTAGCAACTATTAGCGGCACCTCAGTATCTTTCGGCAGCCCGACTAATTTCTTAGCCTCTGCTGTTACCAACAACGCTTTATCTATTGTATACAATAGTACCGACAACAAGGTTATTGTGGGGTACGGAAAATCAAGCGACAACAAAGGTTACCTAACCACAGGTACAGTAAGTGGTACGTCGATTAGCTTTGCCGGGGAGACAGAGTTTAGTGGCAGCACCACTACTAATTACATTTCTTTGGCGTACAAAGCATCTGGCAATATCCTTGGAATGGTTTACAACATTGGCGGCTCCACCACTATAAAATTCAATAGCGCTGTTATATCAGGAACCTCTTTTTCTTTTGGCACAGAGCAAGAATTGGCGGCGGGGGCGACGGACACTACTGCTGCTGTTTTAGACGGGGCTTCAGGTAATTTTGTTGCTAGTTATGGGGATGGCTCTAACAATTCTGATGGTACTACTAATGTAGCGTCGGTAAGCACTTCGTTAGTCACTAATAGCACCTACTACGTTCAAGCAGACGGCAGCTTGTCCACGACAACCTCTTCGGTACTAGCAGGCAAAGCCCTGTCCTCCACTAGCATTAACTTGGATTACACAACATGAGCAATTTGAGTGAATTACTACCTGCCGGGGCAGGGGCAAAAAGTGCAGAGTTCGTGGCTAGTGGCACGTTGGGTAGTGGGGTTACTGTTGCTTTGCAAAGTGATGGGACGGTTGAGGCTGTTGGAGAGACTGTTATTAGTGAAGCAGTTGGAAGCTCGACTGTGTTTGAAACAGGACGGTCGTCATACCAAGCAACTGTTTACGACTCTAGCAACAATAAGATAGTCGTGGCCTATCGAGACGAAGGAGACTCTACGGGCAAAGCTGTAGTTGGAACAGTAAGCGGGTCTACTATATCTTTTGGCTCGCCAGTTACTTTTAGGGCAGCGGACGTACAGTATGTTACCGCCGCATTTGATTCCAATGCGAATAAGGTAGTTATTTCTTACAGGGATAATGGCAATTCTACCTATGGCACTGCAATCGTAGGAACGGTAAGTGGAACTAGTATTTCTTTTGGCACTGCGGTTGTCTTTCTTACTGCTGCTACTCAATGGCCCACTATAACTTTTGATTCTACAAACAACAAAATAGTTATTGCCTATTACTATTGGACTGGTTCGGCAAACCAAGGCACTGCGATTGTAGGAACAGTTTCAGGAACAAGTATTTCTTTTGGGGCAGGAGTAGCAATGGCATCTTCCATCCCCACTCAGACCGGCATAATATATGATTCAACTTCTAAAAAAATCATTGTAGCGTATAGAGATGCAGGTAATTCAGATTATGGAACTGCAATAGTAGGGACAGTATCTGGTACCTCTATATCTTTTGGTTCTGCAACAGTATTTGAGTCCGCCAATGTTGGATACATATCCTTAACACATGATTATACAAGCAATAAAGTAGTTATATCGTATAATGACGTTGCAAATTCTAGTTACGGAACTGCTATTGTCGGAACAGTTAGCGGAACTTCAATATCATTTGGAACAGCGGTTGTTTTTGAATCTGCTTCTACGCAATACACTTCTTGTGTCTATTTTCCACAAGGAAACGTAAACGTCATTGCTTATCGCGACCAAGGTAATTCTTATTACGGGACAGTAATTACAGGAACAGTCAGCGGAACAAGCATTTCTTTTGGCGCACCAACAGTGTTCAAAACAACCCAATCTGATTATATATCTATGGCTTTAGATTCTACCAATAACAAAATGTTAATAGCCTACACTAATGACGCAACACCTTCTGGAGAGTCTGTCGTCTACCAACCTGCCTACACAACCACCAACTCCGCAGACTTCATAGGCATAACAGACCAAGCCATAGCAGACACAGCTACAGGCGCAGTGATTGTGCAGGGTGGGGTTAGTGAGAAGCTAAGTGGACTGACGGTCGGCGCGGATTACTATGTGCAGGATGATGGCACACTAAACACGGCAACTTCTGCTGTTAATTACGATATTGCCAACGGCTCTTATACGCAAGCATTTAGTGTTTCCTCGCAAGATACTTTTCCGTCAGGAGTAGCTTTTAATCCTGCGGGTACTAAGATGTTTGTTGTCGGTAATACTGGAGATGACGTAAACGAGTACACCCTAAGCACGGGCTTTGACGTAAGCACTGCATCATTCGTCGATAGCTTTAGTGTAAGCGGACAACAAGCAGCACCTATGAGCGTAGCTTTTAACACCGATGGCACTAAAATGTACATTGTTGGTGAGACAGAGGACACCGTGGCCGAGTATGCTTTAAGTGCTGGCTTTGATGTGTCTAGCGCGTCCTACACTCAAGCGTTTTCAATCGCCGCACAAGAAACAGAGGCACAGGGTATAACTTTTAATACCGATGGCAGCAAGATGTTTATTGTCGGTGATACCGGAAATGATATTAATGAGTACACCCTAAGCACGGGTTTTGACGTATCAACTGCATCATTCGTGGATAGCTTTAGTCTGGCTTCTCAAACTACTCAGCCTAAAGAAGGGGTCTTTAACACAGACGGAACAGAACTATATGTGCTTGCTAGAGACACCCAGAAAGTTTACAAATATACCTTGACCACTGGCTTTGACGTATCAACTGCATCGTATGCCAGCGTAGAGTTTTCCGTTAGTTCTCAAGAAACCAGTCCTCAAGGATTAGCCTTTAGTGCTGATGGCAGCAAGATGTATGTTTGCGGTGATACTGGAGACGATATTAACCAGTACGCAACTACTTCCACCGCTACAAACTCAACCACCGTCCCCGCAGGGCGGGCTTTATCAACAACCTCAATCCTATTGGAAGGATAATCATGAAAACTATAGTATGCGAAATGAACTGCTCAAAGTATCTTTTTGCTGATGACAAGCAGGTAAACATCACTGCAGACCACATCGAAGTGGGCGACCCTGCTAACTTGGACTTTATTATTGGCGATATGAACTCTAGCAACGCTACTCTTATTGAAGGCGTGACTGAGCCAGACGATTGGTATGGTTGTAAATACAACTACGTCAACGGCGCTTGGGAACTCTGCCCTGATTGGGTTGATCCGCGCTTGGAAGAAAATCAGGTATAGTTTCTGAAAGGAAGACTATTATAAATAATGGCAACCCCAAAACTAAACGATAGATCAGAGCTAACAATAAGCATAGTTTGGCTTTTGCAGATCATATCTATCGTAGCGGTTGCTACTTGGGGTTATGCCAGTATTAGTGAAAGAATAGACGTTAACGCTCAAGAGACGCGGAGTCTTAGGGGTAACCAAAACAACTATGTCTTCCCGGATATACGCAAACTCGAAGAAGAACTTGTAGAATTGCAAAAAGAAGTGCTAATACTTCAGACAGATTTGAAATATTACAAAGAAGGGTAGTGCGGTGGAATACCAAGTAATTTTTAACGTAGGCATTGCGCTAGTCGGGTTTATTGGCGGGTGGATGGTAAACCGTGTATTTGTTTTGCTAGATCGGATAGACGCGGAGATGCGCGAGATACCCATGCAGTATGTGTCTAAAGACGATTACCGCGAAGACATTCGCGAGATCAAAGAAATGCTTGGGGCTATCTTCAAGCGACTGGACAACAAGGCAGACAAATGAAACTCGACCCCGTACTGCTCAACATGGCCTGTAGCTGGGCTATGAAGGCTTACAATGACAAGAACAAAGACGCTATTAAAATCGAAAGTAAGTGGACATCTACTACAGTATATATAGCGAAACGTAAGTCCATCGATGTCATTGCCTTCAGGGGTACACAGCAGGGCAGGGATTGGTTAACAGATGCTTTTGTAGTACCCGTGCCATACGCGGGTAGGCTGTGCCACGGTGGGTTTGCTATGGCCCATAAGTCAGTCTGGAAAGAAGTTAAGAAACACCTAGACCCCAAGAAGCGCACCCTGATAACCGGTCATAGCCTTGGTGGGGCGTTAGCGGAGTTGTCTGCGGCTAAACTGAACGGTAAGCACGAGAATATAAACCTGATTACTTTCGGTAAGCCGAACGTGTTTTTCAAGGGCTTCAAGAAGCCAATGACTCTTGATAATCAAATCTCCTGTGTGCAGGGCAGCGATATGGTGGCTAGAATCCCACGCTTTTGCTACGGCCCCTCAAGCTCACAGACTATGCTGTACTTCAGCAATACCGGCCCGGATTATATAAACCCCAGCAAAGACACCAGAGTTGCTGACAGGGGTGACCTGAGAGACCGGATAGCTGACCACATGATGGACGGCTACAAGGAAAGGCTAAAAGAGTTTTTGGATGAGCAAGAAGCACAAGCTAATAAAGTAGTGCAAATGGATAAGGACAAAAAACTAGCCCGTAAAGAACTGGAGGATATGGCGGATGAAATGTTTATTAAAGATTAGCTTTTTAACTGTTTTCACGTTGTCTAGCTGCACCACCGTACAGGGCGTAATCGACAACAAAGAAATTTATTGTTCTCAGCTATACAAAGGGGTTCGGGCTGTTGGCCGTTCTGCCCTGTCTGCTACAGCAGGTGTAGTGGTGCCTGATGTCTGTGACACCATAGATGAGATCGTTGCGGAGGAAAACGCCGACGGCGTAGACAAAAGCGATAGCTGATATAAAGTTCCTCATCCAACTAATACTGTTGTTTCGTTGATGAAAAAGCTGATTTCAATGCTTAAACGCCATGAAGGCGAGGTCAAAACTAGCGGCAGGCATGTAGCGTATAAGTGCCCAGCCGGATACTGGACTCTGGGAATCGGGCGTAATATAGACCCAGAAAACGGCATTGGGCTGTCTGACGAAGAGGTAGATTTCCTCCTAGAAAATGATATTGCCAGAGTAATCAAGGAGTTAGCCGCAGAGTACGCATGGTTTAACGATCTTGATGATGTCCGAAAAGATGCTATGATTGACATTGCATTTAACCTCGGAGCTACGCGTTTGCGGGGCTTTCGACGCGCATTAGCTGCTATGGAAGCGGCTAACTATAAAGAAGCTGCTGTAGAGTTTTTGGACTCTCGATGGGCAAGACAAGTTGGTGGGCGTGCTTTAGAGCTTACCGACATGATCGCTAGCGGTGAATATGCGGAATGAGGTTTAAATGGCGATTAAAAAACTACAATTCAAAGCGGGTGTAAACAGAGAAACCACCCGTTACGCCGCCGAAGGTCAGTGGTACGAGACCGACAAGGTGCGTTTCAGACGTGGCCTACCCCAGAAAATAGGCGGTTGGGAGCAGGTTTCTTCCAATACTTATCTAGGTGTAGCACGCTCACTATTCAACTGGGCCACGCTGTCCGGACAAAACCTCGTAGCTGTTGGTACCAACCTCAAATACTACATAGAACGAGGTGGGGCTTACTTCGATGTTACCCCTATTAGAGCAACCACAGCAGCGGGCGATGTTACGTTTGCAGCCGTAAACGGCGATGCCACACTTACCGTATCTGATACAGCCCACGGTGCCATCCAGAATGACTTTGTTACCTTTTCTGGAGCTGTCTCATTAGGCGGCAATATTACGGCGGACGTGCTCAATCAGGAGTATCAGATAGCCACCATAATTAACGAAGATTCCTACACAATTGAGGCTAAGGACACTAGCGGCAACGAGGTTCTGGCTAACGCATCAGATACAGGCAACGGCGGGGCTTCTGTCGTAGGTGCCTACCAGATCAATACAGGTAATGAGATTGAAGTGCCGTTTTCCGGTTGGGGTGCGGGGCGTTGGGGGTTTGGAACGTGGGGTACAGGCGGTACAACACTGGCTCCTATGCGTATCTGGAGTCAATCTAACTTCGGTGAGGACTTGTTCTTTGCCCACCGTGGTGGGGCACCACTGTACTGGGATGCAAGCTCTGGGGTCGGTACACGGGGCGTATACGTCAGTTCTTTAGGTGGAGCGTCTGATGTACCTACTACAGTAAATTTAGCGTTTGTATCAGATATATTCCGCTTTGCGTTCTGTTTTGGGGCTAATGACATAGGCACCTCTACACTTGATCCTATGTTAATTCGTTGGTCTGACCAAGAGGACGTGGCTAATTGGACACCTGCCGCGACTAACCAAGCGGGTAGTTTACGGCTATCAGACGGTACAGAAATCGTTGATGCTATCCAAGCACGACAGGAAATATTAGTCTGGTCAGATGCGGCCCTGTACGGCCTACAATATCTGGGTGCTCCAGAGGTATGGGGAGCGCAGCTTCTAGGCTCAAACATCACCATAGCCAGCCCGAATGCGGCTGTGTACTCAAACAATATTGCTTATTGGATGGGTCTGAACACGTTCTACTACTATGATGGTACGGTTAAAACACTACCTTGTGACGTGCGTAGCTATATATTTGATGACTTTAACCAAGGCCAAGCAGATCAGGTAGTCTGTGGTTCTAACGAGCAGTTTGATGAGATATGGTGGTTCTACTGCTCTGCTGGGGCTACACAGAATGATCGGTATGTGGTGTATAACTACGTCGAAAACGTCTGGTACTACGGTAATTTGTCTCGCTCAGCGTGGCTTGATGCTGATTTACGTGATTTTCCTATAGCTGCTACTTTTGGTAACAAACTGGTTAACCACGAGAAAGGTGTGGATGATAACGAGACCGGCACGCCTACAGCATTTACAGCAAATATTACCTCAGCACAGTTCGATCTGGACGATGGCGACCGGTTTATGCTGATTAACCGTATGCTGCCTGATATGACGTTTGACGGCTCTACAGCAGATTCTCCTGCGGCTACCATGACTCTGAACCCCTTGGAAAACTCAGGTTCTGGACGGTATAACCCAGCGTCGGTCGGGGGCAACAGCAGTGCAACGGTCACCAGAACAGCCGTATTTCCTGTAGAAGAATTTACAGGGCAGGTATTTACACGGGTACGGGGTCGGCAGATGTCGATCAAGATTGAGTCTACAGAGCTAGGAGTAACTTGGAAACTGGGCGCACCTAGGATGGATATGCGGCCTGACGGTAGGAGAGGCTAGTGGCTAAGCGCCTCGTAAGTAAGGTAGAGAATCCTGCCCTACCCATACCGCCAACGGGAACTACACTGCGAAGATATTTAGATGACCTAAATAATATTTTGCGTTTGTTTTTCAACAGGTTAGCAAACAGTGTAAACTTGGTAACCGGTGAATTTGGTGGTCAGTTTATAGAAAAGCCTAATGGTTTGTTCTTCTCCACTACAGATCAACCCATAGCAGTAGTAAACACAGCTCAGGTAGTTAGTTTTGAAAACACTTATTTGAGCGAAGCAATAACGATAAACGGCGGTTCTAACAGCCAGATTACAGTAACATATTCTGGTATTTATAACTTCCAGTTTGTAGCCCAAGCAGCTACTGGGTCAGCCTCGTCCAAGAACGTGTATGTGTGGATCAGGCGAGATGGTACGGATATAGGCTATTCGGCCAGACATTTGGTTTTACAAGGCTCCAACGACAGTACCGACATTGCGTGGAGTTTTAGTATTGATTTACAGGCAGGGTCGTACATAGAGATGATGTGGTCATCAGACGACATAGATACAAGGCTGGATACTGAGACTGCGGTAGCACCTCACCCCGGCGAACCCTCTGCTGTAATCACTGTAACTTTCGTCTCAGTATTGCCTGAGACACTACCGACACCTCCGTAGGTGAGAGATGAGTAACGGCCCCTACATAGACCCAGCAGTTTTTGACGCAATGGGTACGCAGGCAGCAGCGAAGTATGGTGCTGCAAATATAGCGGCTGAAGGAGCAGCTAGCTTAGGATTAGGGGCTTTAGCGAAGGGTCTTGGGCCACTGGCTGCCGCTTACGGTGTTTTAGACCTACTGGGCTTCTTTGATAGCACCTTGCAAGAAACTCCAATGACGCCCGAGGAAGCGGCAGAGTTTCAAGCAAAAAGCCGTATAGAGCGTGCAGTTAATGACATAGCGACGAGCGCGGAAGGCGGCACTGAAGGCGCTACGGAGGCGCTGGAAGACGCTATGGCCGAGGGAATGCTGCTAGGTATATCTCCTACCGAAATAGTAGCCCCAGTGCTGAATCAACGCATACCCGGTGTAACAGATGTCCCGATACTAGGAGATGTCCTTGAAGGGGCAATGAACAAAGCCGCTGAATATGTCGACAAAGGGCTTGAATACATAGGGATGAACGATGTAAGGGGTGATGCTGTTATTGGCCCCGGAGGCATAAGTATTGATTTTGAGCCTGTAGGAACAAGAAGTCAGCAAAGAGGAACGACTACACCACAAGGTACATCTACGCGTCCGGGGGGAAGCACAGCGACAGTTACAACAGGCAGTGAAAGAGGAGACATAATACTTAGTGGTGGTACGGGTGCTGACGTTGTAGAAGCGGAAGCTGGTGTAACAGGTATTGAAGCAATACATTTTGTGCTCTCACAAACTTGTGGAGATGACGAAACCTACGACCGCGCTACTTTCAGTTGTATACCTAAGTCTGGTACTGGCACCAAAAAGGCTGAGAAAGTAATTTGCCCAGCAGAGTACGAAAATGCTGGTGCGGAAGTAGACAGTCTTGAGGAATGTGGCGACAAGAAGAGCACCGTTACTACAGATGACCTTTGTGATAACGCGATATACGCCGCTGCAAACCCCGATATATGTGGGGACACAACAGGCACTGGTGAAATCACTGTTGATGACCCATGCCTAGACCCCGAGTATAAGGCTGCAAACCCCATACAGTGTGGCGATATGGGGCCAAAACTTGATCCTTGCCTAGACCCAGCGTATGCTGCTGAAAATCCGGTAGAGTGCGGTACTCCACCCACTGATCCTTGCCTAGACCCAGCGTATGCTGCTGAAAATCCGGTAGAGTGCGGAACAAAAACTGATCCTTGCCTAGACCCAGCGTATGCTGCTGAAAACCCAGAAATATGCGGTACAAAAACTGATCCTTGCCTAGACCCAGCGTATGCTGCTGAAAACCCAGAAATATGCGGTACAAAAACTGATCCTTGCCTAAATCCAGCGTATGCTGCTGAAAACCCAGAAATATGTGGGACAACAACTGATCCTTGCCTAAATCCAGCGTATGCTGCTGAAAACCCAGAAATATGCGGGACAACAACTGATCCTTGCCTAAATCCAGCGTATGCTGCTGAAAACCCAGAAATATGCGGGACAGTCCGTATTATCGAGTGTCCGCCGAATAGTGATAAGCCCGGCAGAGCAGTGCCTACGGGGCAGACTGTACAGAGTTTCTGTTATGAAGGCGCACCGCCACCTCCCGAAGACCCCTGTTTAAATCCAGCATATGCAGCAGAGAATCCGATAGAGTGCGGTACAAAAACTGACCCGTGCTTGGATGCAGACTATGCAGCAGCAAACCCAGAGAAGTGCGGGGTAGATACTGATCTTTGTGATAACCCAGTATATGCGTACTTTAATCCAGAAATTTGTGGTGTCGTACAAACCCCCAGTACGAGTTTGCCTAGTAGTTCTCGTGGCGTTAGAGTAACAGGGCCAGAGCTAGCGCAAATTGACTATTTATACGATATAGGTGGCGAAAGTATTTTTAACCCTAATATGGCAAGCCGCCCTTATGCAGCAAAAAGTGGCGGTATAATAGATACTTATAATGAGTTTGATGAACTTATAGATTTATTGAGAGGCTAAGATGGGCGAATTCTTTGATTGGGTAGGTAACACAGTAGGTGCTGCGGTTGACGTAGTTACTGACTTTTTTACTACCGACGATGGGACTATAGACATGTCCAAAGTAGCCCCTGTACTGGGGTTATTTCTGGCTTCTCGTGCCAAAGACTCTAGTACTATTTCTGATTTTTTAGGGCTTGGTGGAGATAGCCAAGGCCCTCTTGGGTACATGGGTGGTATTCCTGATTACACAGCCTACCGTCAGCAAGTACCTATGTATACTCAAGAAGATGCCGCAGCATATGACCCAGACCGCCGTCCGGGCGGAGGTGGCCGTCGGTATTTTACGCAGACCCAGTATGTAGGTACGGGGGGCGATGCTGCTGCTAACCAAGCCGCTATAGACGCTGCACAAGCCGCTACAGACGCAGAAAAATGGAATTTAGCCACACAGAATCTTACTAATCTCAGTAGGCAAACACGTCCTGTTTCAACCAAATACGCTCCCACGGTAGCTTCTACAGGAATAATTCCTGCGCAACGTAGTTATATGGCTCCTGCTTCTGGTGCAGACGTTGTACAAACTAGATTAGACGAGTTAATAGAAGCCTCCAAACCCGGCGCTATTGGTATGATGGAAGGTGGACTAGCTTCTTTAGACGGCATGGGACAAGGCTACTACTTAGGCGGCCCAACAGATGGCATGGCAGATAGGATTCCTGCTACTATAGACGCCACGCAACCCGCTGCCCTCAGTGATGGCGAGTTCGTTATCCCTGCCGATGTAGTCAGCCATCTTGGTAATGGCAATTCCAATGCAGGTGCCGAGCAACTTTACTCTATGATGGATAGAGTGAGACAGGCCAGAACTGGCCGTCAGACACAGGGCACCCAAATAAACCCAAACAAATTTATGCCAAGTTGAGGTGAATCATGGGCGATGATGATCTCGATCCAAACGCAATAGCGACCGATACGTCGGACGATTTATTTTCAAATACCACAAGAGCGGAGGAATCTTCGCTTTCTTCGTGGGCTGGCCCGTATGTCACGGAAATGCTTGGTCGTGGGCAGGCTCTTGCTGGTATGCCGTATACCGCATACCAAGGCCCCCTAACTGCTGGAGAATCTGGTCTACAAACGCAAGCCTACCAAGGTCTGGGTGCTTTAACTGCTCCGATTACACAGATGGGGGGCTATACACCTACTTCATTTACTGAGGCTGGTGTAGCGCAGCAGTACATGTCTCCTTATCTGCAAATGTCCCTTGAGCCGCAGATCGCAGAGGCGCAACGTCAAGCTGAAATCGCCCGAACTAAACAAGCTAGTCGGCTAAGTAAAGCCGGAGCTTATGGTGGTGGCCGTCAAGCTATTATGGATTCTGAGTTAATCCGTAACACATTGCGTAACATAGCGGACATTACCGGTACTGGATACCAACAAGCCTTCACAGAAGCGCAGGGTCAGTTTAATACTGAAGAACAAGCACGTAGACAAGCTCAAGAAATGATGAATCAGTTTGGGTTTGACGTATTTGAAGCCCAACGTCGTGCGGGTGCTGAACAACGGGGTATCGAAGGTGAGGGCATTGCCGCAGATATCGCTCAGTTTGAAGAAGAACGTGACTTCCCTTACAAACAAGTACAGTACATGCAGTCATTGCTGCAAGGTATGCCAGTTGGCGTTGCCAGCTACGAGTACACGGAGCCTTCCGGCTTAAGTTCTTTACTAGCTGGTGCTCAAGGCGGCTCTGATATCTATACGTTGTTAAATAACATATTAAATCCTCCAGCATAGGAATATAAGTAATGGCTATGCAGCAAACACCACAAGGTTTACAGGCTTTGATGCCCCAACAGCGTCCCGTACAGCAGCCTAGACCAGCTATGCCGAATGTAAATCCACAACGTATGCAAGCGGCGGTTGATGTCGTAGATAACGATTTACAAGATTTAGGGATAGACCCTAAAACTCGTGCTGCTATGAAAGCGCAGGAAGCCGTTGATTTACTGAAATCGGCTGACCAAGATTTGGCAAAAGCGCAAGGCCAACAAGTTCCTCAAATGCCAGTACTCGATCAGCGTAAACAACAAGCTGCTGAAGGTATCATTGGACTTATGCAACGGCTAATGCCCGGTGCTCAAGTAGCTGGTATGCAGCGTCGCCCACAACCACAACGTCGTGCTGCGCCAAACATGTTAGCCGGACTAGGTGGTATGCAGCGTCGCCCACAACCACAAGCTATGCCTCAAGCTCAACCACAACAACGTCCGATGGCAGCAGGTATATCACAACTTTCTGCGCCAAATATGGCTCGTATGCCACAAATGGCCGCTCGTGGTGGAATTATTGGCTATGCCGAAGGCGGCCCTACAGAGGGCGAAACAGCTCAAATACAACAGCTTAACCCGTTCAATAAAATGATGAGCGAGGAGTATAACGAGCTATCTAGTGATCTAAATGTACAAAATTACATGTCGATAGAACAGCAAGTTGAGCGTTATAAAGCTGCTGGGGATATGGAAAGCGCAAGAATGGAAAGCGAAAACTTAAAGACCTTTCCGCCTGATACCTTTTTTAAAGTCCAACGACTCAAAACTATTATGGCCGGTGGTAATCCTGATGCCGAATTAGCCTATGGTGGCGAAGTAAAAAAGTACGCAGGGCCTGATGGAAGTTTTGTAGGGGCCAATAATCCATTCAACATACGCGACTACAATCAAAATTGGCAAGGACAAACAGGCGCTACTAGAGGTTTTGTCGATTTTGAAGACGTGACTTCAAGTGTAAGAGCAGCGGATAGACTACTTAGTAATTATCCAGAGCTTGGAGATGTAGCAACTTTACGTGAAACCGTTTCTAGGTACGCGCCCCCTAACGAAAACGACACTGATAACTACCTAAAGTTTGTTTCTGAACAAACAGGTATTCCTACGGATGCGCCTATTGATTTAACTGATCCTAGTGTTAGACGAAGAATTTTATCTGCTATAGCCAAAATGGAATCAGGCACTGATATTAGCCCAAATCAAATGTTGGCTATGTTAGAAGGACGAAATCCAGATAGAGAAACCGTGGCAGCACAAGATAGTAGCCCTTCAAACGATTACATAGATGATGAGTTAGAAGCAGAAATACAAGCTATTCTTGCGGCTCGACCCGAGAGAGATTTACCTCCTCGTCCTACTTATATGAGTAGCGCAGAAAGGCGAGAGCAAAGAGGTGATAGGACGCCTATGCAGATGTTTAGAGACTTTATGGCGTCTCAAGAAGAAAAAGCAGAAGAACGAGAACGCCGTCGTGACGAGTTTAATACAAAAATTGCGCTGGCTAACCGAGGACTTACAAGAAACGAAATTGGGCAAGCTATGGGTAACGTGGAGCGCAGAAGAGAACAAGCTGCACAACCAGAAACTCCTCGTGGCGTACCGTTAGACTTGTCAAAACCTCCTAGCCGTACAGCTACTCGTGGTACTGACTTGGAAAATACTGGGATAGTGGCAAACTTGTTTACACCACAACAAGGTGCAGGACAACCCGCTCCTACTACACCTACAGACCCAGCGCAGGAAATAATAGGTAGAATGCGCACCGAAGCCGCTAATATTGGTAACTACCAACGCACACCAAGTGCTTTAGAAACCCAGCTAGAAGGAGTACTGGGTGAACAACTTGGTGCTATGGAAGGTGCTAGAGCCGCAGAAGAAACCGCAGCGCGTGCAGCACTTGGTATGTCTGATGTCGAGAAACAAGCTGTAGAAGACCTTATTAAAGCTGATGAAGACTACTACGGTAAGATTCTTAGTCCTGCCGAACGCGCCAGACGTAAAAATGAACTAATTATGCAAGCGTATCTAAGTGGTAATAGTCTTGTAGATCAAGCCAGAAGAAGTGTTGGTTCTCAGTCTCAACTACGTAGACAGCAGCAACAGCAAGAACGCGAAGCCGCTAAAGTAAGACCACAAACTACTGTTGAACTTGAAAAAGCACAACGTAATATACGCGGACAAGTATATGAAGCTGGAAGAGGGGCAGAGCAAACCGCACGCACTACTCTGAATCAGGCTATACAGTCTGCGGGTAACTACGTAAACACCATAGCTAACCGTGATGCAGAGATGGCTATTCAACAGTCTCGCGCCAATTTAGATGTATTGAAAGCTGAAATAGACTCAGTGCTTACAGCTAGACAGCTTGATGATGCTGCTGAAGGTCGCTTAATGACTCTATACGCTAACTTAGATAGAAATATTATGACGTTAGACAATGTACTTGCCGATATGGAATCTGACCCGCTTGCTAAAGCTGACGATAAAACTAGAGTTCGTAACTACATCACAGAGTTAAGAGGTATAAAACAGACCACAATGAACGATATAGCCCGACAAATAGGTCTTCCAGCACAGCGAGTAGGTAGGATACTAGGCGCAGGTGCAGGAGAAGGCAGTACGGGCGATCCTGAAATAGATGCTCTGGTAGAGCAATATACAAATAGATAAGGGCTGCAAGTATGGCGACTCTTGAGGAACTCGGTAGTGCGTTAAAAAATGCGCACGCCGCTGGGGATGTAGAGGCAGCTAGAAAACTAGCTAACGCCATACAAACATACAGCCCACAGCCAGAGCCAACTGAAGACACTTCTCTGTTCGGCTACATACCTGAAACTGCCAAAGCTATTGCTGCCGGTGGTGCTGGGATGATTGAGTCTGCCCTGACCGGTGCGTCATTTATACTACCCGAAGAAGCCGAACAGGCTGCTCGCCGTAAGATTGCCGAAGTTGGCGGCGGGGTACAGGAGTTCCTTGCCCCTGATGAAGCCTACGAAGGTACCTATCTTGACCTGATGCGTGGTGTCGGTTCGACACTACCGTTCTTAGCTGCTGCTCCGTTCGGTGCCCCCGGTATTATTGCTGGTGCCGCCGTAGGTGTGGGTGCTGGTGCAGGTGAAGCTGCGCAACGTGCAGAGGCTGCTGGGGCTACTGAGGAAGAGATCAGCACTGCTGCTGGCTACGGTATGATTCCGGGCGCGTTTGAGATGATAGGCCCTACGCGGATTATCAGGCGTGCGCAGAGAGCACTTGGCCCTAATACTAGCAATGTTGCCGATGCGTTAAATAACAGTTTCAAAGCCCGGCTTGGTAGGGTAAGCGAAGGCAAACTTGGTCGTATAACTAAAGCGGCTATGGATGAGGCAGCGCAAGAAGCCTCGGCTGAAGTATTACAGAATCTTATTTCACAGGGTGTCTACGATCCCGACACCGGAACCTTTGAGGGTGTAGGCGAGTCTGCCAAGATCGGTGGTGGTGTAGGTGCTATCCTTGCGTTGTTTACCGAAATGATTGTTCCGGGTAGGCAGCGTGGCCCAACCCCGCAAGAACCAGCCGCACCAGAAGAACCAGCACCAGAAGAACCCGCAGCACCAGAACCTATTCCACCAGAAGGTGACCTACTGGGGCCAACAACAGTATCCGATATTTTAGATACAGATACTTTAGAAGAAATAGGTATCGATCTTGAAACAAATACTGCTGAAAAATTGTTTGGGTTAAATTGGGCTGATCCAGAAGAAAGAGCGGAAGCAGAACAAATATTAGAAGATTACATTGATCGTGGTTTAGTAAGAGCTTATAAACCTCAACTTGTTTCGCGCATAAGAGCTGTTTTAGATACCACCCCTCTTGTAAAACCGGAAGAACCGGAAGATGAAGTACGAAGAGCTACGGAAGTATCGCCTGACCAAATAGATATAGAAGAACAGATAGCGGCTAGTGAGGCTGCGGAACGCGCCGAAGAGCAAGCTGTACAAGCTGAAGAGCGAGCTGCCAGAGAAGATGAGCGAGCGTTAGCTGAAGGTCGCGTAGCCGAGCGTCGCCAGCGAGAGTCCGTCGAGAAACGTAGACAAGTACTCCTACCTATTATAGAGCGTCAAGATATTGACGGCGTAGAAAACTTAAAGCGTGCATTTAGTGCGGAGTTGGGCAGACAAGGTTTTACAAATACTGAGCCTACCGAAGAAGAACTAACATTAATTAACCGTGCTGCCGATGTGCGGGGGGCTTTTGCCACCCAAGAAGCCGAACAAGAAGCCGTAGAAGCCGCACGAGATGCCGCGCAGGCAGAAGGAACCGCAGAGTTAGAAGCACTCATACCAGAGCGTAGACAGCGGCCTATTCCTGTAGAGACCACTGAACAAGATGCACAGCGTGCCGAAGCTGCTCGACTTAATAGAGAGCGAATGGATCGCACGGGTCGGGGTACTGAAGGTCAGCTTGAATTCCCAGCTATAGAGCGTGCTGAACGTGCCGCCGCCCGTGCCCCTCAGACTGAGGAAGTTGTAGAAGAAGCACCTAAAGTACGTAAAGCAGACAAGCGATTTTTTGATCGTCTTGGCGTTGCCCCTCAAGCTCCTGTACGTAAACAAGTTCGAGGTATGGACGTTACCAGCGAAGAGGTTCGTACTGCTTTGACCAACTTAGGCCGTAATCGCAACGTCAGTGAACAGACCAAGATCAATATAAACAACTTCCTACAAGAAACCCCAGAGGCTGTTCCCCAGCAAGACTTATTTGCCCCTACCCGTCCTCGTCCGACTGCGTTACAACAAGAGCAAGCTAGGATTCAAGCAGAGAAAGAAGCGGCAAAAGCGGCACCACCTACAGCTAGGAAAAGGAAAAGGAAAAAGACAACAAAAACTAAAAAAGTAGAGAAGCAGCAAGAAAGACAAAAACGTATAGGTAGAGCGCCTGCCCCCGAAGCATTTGCCCAGCAACCTCAACTGTTAGGCCCATTGTCCCCTACCGACAGAGACTTGTTCGCTACAGATGAAGCTCTGGCACGGTACGCAAAGGTTGCTAGAAATGCAAATAATCTTTTGGCTACGATTGCTTACGACTCTACAGTTGCCAGACACCCTGAAGTGGCTAAAGCAGAAGCTGATACACGTAAAGTAGCTCGTAAGGCAATACGAGCGATTAGGGATAAGGGTAGCCCAGAACTATTAGAAAACCTGAATCAGCATCTACGGTACCAAACCTTTTTAGAAGACGCTGTAAACAGAAGAGATAGTAGGAACAAATCACTTGAAAGTCTAAGGGGCACCATAGCTGGCACTTTGTATACAGGAGAACAAGAGTCCCAAACAAAAGCGTGGAACCGAACAGGCTGGTGGAACAGTGCAGAAGCAAAGGCTCCGAGAGAAGTTATTCAAGTTGATGTAGATCAAGCCATCAAGGACGGTATTGTTGATGGTAACGTCCAAGAAATAGTAGCTGAGTCAGAAGTAGAAAACGGCACAGTTGAAAACCCTGAAGGTTTAGAGGGACTTCAAAATACTAAAGACCTTCTAGTTAAGAACGCTGTTGCTGCTTCTATGCCGGAAGTGTCCGAGACAGTAAACGATTTGTTGTTGGACAACAATATAGGTGGCGCACTAGATCAGATAGCCAGAGATAACCCCAACACTGATATCGCACGCACTGCCCGTACACTTGCGGAAAGGTTGCGCGGTACGAGCACCGCAGTTGAGTTTGCCGAAGGTGTTGTGGACAGAGATGGTAAACCAGCGCCCTCTGCGTACGATTTCCAGAACGATGTTATTCAGATTAATCTGGATATGCCGGTCAGTACACACGCTGTACTGCACGAATCCGCACACGCAGCTACGCATTCAGTACTGTCTAACCCCAACCATCCGGTCACAATTAAGCTACAGAAACTGTACAGCAATCTGAAAGACAAACTACCCAACGCTTACGCGATGGCAGGTTTACGAGAGTTTGCGGCAGAGGTGTACAGTAATACAGAATTCAAAGCTCAACTGGCTGCTTACAAGCCCAGTGGTAAAAAGCGAAGTGCGTGGCGTGATTTCTTAGACGCAGTTGCTAGATTCTTAGGGTTTAACATAGACGCAACTAACGCCACAACTAAAGCCTTAGAATACATAAACGTGATTATGGCAACTGAGCCTAACACCCGAGATGCTACCTCCGTAGTTGACAACCTGACTAACGGCGATGTAGACGAGGCGATGGTAGAACTTACCCGCGTAGGTCGCACCGGTCTGGACAAGAAAACTAAAGAGGAAGCCTACGAGTCGTTCTTGACAAACATAAATAACAAGAGCGCCAAGTTTATGATGAATGCTATCAATGGTCTCGGTTTAGAAGCCATTGTAGATATGTCTAAAGGTAAACTCCCTACCGTCGAAGAAATGCAGGATATTCTGTACGACATAGACGGCACTCGTAATGAAGAAATGAAAACCTTCACTATGATACTAAAAGACATTTTAGGAGCTTTTAGTACCAAAGCGGGTGTGGGTGTAGACAGTGCTGCGTTAGAGAAGTTCAGTAGGCTGGTAAGTGAAAGCACTATAGACGGTATTGATGTTACCCGTCCCAGAAGCTACTACGCCAAGCACCGTGTCGAGTACGGTACTCAAGACCTTCAGAAGAAAGAACAGCTATTCGATACCAAAGAAAAAGCGGAAGAGTTCAAGAAGAAGCTGGAAGATGAACGCCGTGAAGCTAAGAAAGCCGGAAAGACTACTACTATCGGTACCATCCGACTTACTGAAGCTACACAAGAGCGTACCGATAAGTATGACGAACTCAAAGCGTTAATGCTGGAACTTAATTCGTCTCAACGTGCTGCGTACACCAAGATGCGCGACATGTACAAAAACATTAACGACAAGATTCTTGAAGCCGAAGATGCCAACATAAATCAATTGGAGTTAGACCCCAACGTACAGAAAACTGTACGTGAAGTTCTGTTCCGTAAGCGGTTAGATGTCGGCGTCGTAGACCCATACTTCAGACTCTACCGTGAAGGCGAGTACTGGATACAGTATGAGTTTCAAAAGGCGGGAGTCGAAGGTACTGAATTTGGTTATGCTTCATTTGATAACCCCGGCGATAGGCAAGTGTTTGCGGATCGGTTGAGTAATGACCCTACTGTCATAAATATCAACCCAACACTTACTGCGGATCAAATGCGGTCTAGGATAATTAACGGTCAACTGCCAATATCTTTGGTCACCACGTTAAAAGCCGACTTAGAAGGTATATTCAAAGACCTAGAGCTTTCTAGTAAAGAAGATAAGGCAGCTATTGACCGTAAGAAAGGCGAGATACAGGACTTCCTTGCTGACATAGTACTTAAATCGCTTCCAGAGCAATCAATTGTACAGGCTCGCCAAGAACGTAGAGGCTTTGCCGGATTTGAAGCAGACCCAATTTATACGTTTGAAAAGTCTATGCCTGCGTTCATTAATAGTTACGCAAACATAAAGCACAAGGTCAAACTACAGAGTGCAGCTAATCGTGTTATGGAAGAAGGCCGACAGGCTGAACTTGCTGGCGACACATTTATGAAAGAAGTCGCAGTAGCTGTAGCTGGAAGTAAAGCAGATACAGACCAACAGTTTGGCAAGCTACCAAGCTATGCAGAGTTCAGTAAGAATCCTTACTTGAACGAACATGTACGACTAGCCCGATCACTGACCTTTATGTCTACTATCGGTTTGAGTGTCAGTTCTGTAGCTGTCAACGTATCAATTATTCCTGTGGTGCTTCAGTCTCGGCTTGCGGGTGAGTATGGTGGTTTCAAAGCTACTAAAGCTACGCTTGAAGCTATGAACTTTTACGCAGGGACATGGGGCAAAGTAAAACGAGAGGGTCTGGGTGAGGTAACTGTAGATGCAAACGGAGACTTCGTAACTACCGAACAAGATCGGTATGACCACGGTGGGTTTGCGATAACTAATGAATTTGAAGGTGAGAAGGCAGAGAGGTACAAAAACTTCGCTCCTTTGATAACCCGTATTAAAGAAATGGGTTTTGATACTCGCAGTATCGCAGCAGAAACATCTGATCCTGATAGTCCCAGTAGTCCGTTTGTGAATAAGCTAGCCTACGTATCCAGCTTTATGTTCCATCACAGTGAACGTGGTATTCGTCAAGTCAGTGCGATGAGTACCTACATACTTGAGATGGAAAAACTGACGGGTAAAAAGTTTAAAGATATTGATGCAGCAGATGTTGACCAGTACGGAGAACAAGCCTCCAGAAAAGCTACTGATGTTGCCTTGTGGGTTAACGCTTCGGCATTGCTAACTACTGGCTCTAGGTTTGGTCAAACGAATCTGGGTAGCTTGGTTATGCAATTTAAGCGTGTTCCCGGCCAGTTCTTATACACCCAGATACGTATGCTGGATGCTATATTTAAAGATATGACCGGAGCTGCCAGAACTGAAGCTGAAATTGAAGAAGCACGGATTCTAAGAAATACATTTATGTGGCTCACTGGTACGGGCGCTACACTGATAGGTGTTAAAGGTGTCCCACTGTACGGTGTAGCAATGGCTATATGGAACATGTTCTTAGATGACGACGAAGATGATGCAAATACTATCGTTGCTAAAACGCTTGGGCCTGAATGGTACTACGGTGCCATCGCAAATATGGGTGGTGTAGACCTGACTGATCGTATTAACTTGACCAACTTACTTATACGAGATCGTGGCAATTACGTTCCTTCAAGTGAGTTGGAGTACTGGCTAGAAGCAATCGGCGGCCCAACACTTGGTGTGGGCATGCGGTACATAGACGGTGCCACAGACTTGTTTGATGGTAACCCTCAGAACATGAATCGTGCTTTTGAAAAAGTACTGCCCACCGCCATATCCAACGGACTAAAAGCCTACAGGTTCCGTACTGAAGGTTATGACACTACCCGTGGAGACCCGATGATTAGTGGTGAAATACCTATGGGCGATGTAATAGCGCAGGGGCTTGGGTTTGCACCATTCAGTACGCGTCGAGCAAGAGACGCAGCCGCGCTTAACAACAGACTAAATAGGGGAATACAAACTCGTAGGTCTAATCTTTTAAACGATTTTGCTTATGCCCATAAAATAGCGATGGAAACTGGGGACTATTCTCTGAGAGATGAAGTAGAGGAAGATATCCAAGAATTTAATGATGACCATCCAGAAAGACCTATAAGCGGTAAAAATTTAAGACAATCATTAGCTGCCAGAGCTAGAGGTACGGCAATTGCAGAACTCACTAGAGGGGCGATTGTAGATCGAAGGTTTATAGAGCAAGCTGAAGAGAACTATAGATTGCTTTACGGTGAGGAATAAAAAGTGCCCCCCAGAGGGGGGCTAAATCCTCTGATAAGGAAATGATGCGCGGCTATGGTACCACAGTTACTTTAGCCGCCAAACCCGAACGCCATACTTACCATCCTCTACACGAACACGTTGCTCTATATCTTTTCTAGTTATCCGGGCAGCTCTGGTTAAATGTTCGATAGCTTTTGCAGTGTTTATGCAGGGTATAAATACTGAAGCTCCGGGTTTAAACTTATCCCAATCGACAACGATACGTACGCCGTCAGGGGATATATCATTTAACATTACTCTTGTCATCTGGCTCCTCGTCACTCCAAGACAACTCGATCACTGCCTGATAAGGTAAGTTCAATTTAGTACCTTTACCTAGACGCATCTTAGTAGACTTACCTTTAAGCTGTAGTTTTATCAATTCCCGTACCGCTTCGTAGTGGTGGCCTTTCTGCAAACACCACTCTTTGAACGGAGCGGGTCGTAGGTATAGTTTATTAATGTCGTACTCATGCCTCCCAACCCAACGGTATGAGGGCACAGCATCCGGCATGATAAGGTTTTCCATCTCAGGATCATTTACCCGCGCGTCCTGCGTGCTCTTTACTCGTAATATGCCCCGTGGGTTATCGGCAATGTAATCGGCAATCAAACTATGTATATCAATAGTCATGCTCTGCATATTTTCTCTAGCCAACTTTAGTTTCTTAACAATCCAAGCGTAGAACGCATCCAAATCCCAATCTAGTAAGCCAATGCTCTTGGCGACCATAACCCCAGCATACGTACAAGCACACTCTGCAACCCAAAATCTATGCTGAGAATCTAAATTTGCCGCTTTTATCATTGCGTCTCTTGTAGCTAAAACAAGTTTTTCTGTCGCCTTTAGGTTTTTAAGAACATGTTGTATGTATGGTTCGCCTGCATGCCCGTAATTACTAGCTAAGTCTTCCTGCAATGTGTTAGCTAACGCGGTATCTTCCTCTGAAAACAACTTCTTAGTGGCCGTAGCTTCCATACTTCTACCCACTTCACCCTCAGAGTGCTCTCTGTGCGTAGCTAGAATATCGTGCAAACTAAGGTTGCCTGTCGTACCTATGATAAACGCCCAATCCATACCTCTATATCGTTCGGAGTTTTGGCCTTGATTGTTCATCCTGTTTTTCTGCTCACCGTCAGTTGCGGCGTAACAAAACTCACTGGCGGCTTTACCGTCGTAGTTAGTAATCTCGTCTATGTAGAACGGTAAGTTCTTCCATATCTCTGCACGATTCCACGCAGAGTTTCCTGTATCCTTACCGCGTAGTACTAACTTCTTATGGTAGCCCCATACTGATGCCCCTCCATACATGCCTGTGGTTTTTCCGTAGCCTGACTCTTTACTCATTAGATGGTAGATAGCACCCGATATGTTAGGTATGAACGCCATAAGAGGAGCACCAAAAGATATGCCAAACATAAACTGATGCTCTTCAAAGTCGGGTCGGTTGTAGAACTCTGTTACTTTCTTCCAGCCATCTAGTGTACCCTTCTTCTGAAACATAGGTAGGTACTGTGCCGTACGAGCACTTGGTGGGGCTACCTCAACTTTGTCTGCAAATATCTCTCGCTCACCTACCACAAACGACTCCATACCCTCTGTCCAACCGAACTGTGTATGCACGTCGATCATGTCTTGAGTCTGTTTTAGTTGCTCAATCCACCTACCGATGTATGTCATAAGTGCGTCTGCCTGTCTTGTAAGCACAAATATATCGTTTAATCCCATAGCCTTACGAAACTCCTCTTTAGAAGTTATTTTGGTCATGGGTAAAACAAATGTCTGTATGCCCTCTCTTTCCGTATGATGTTTGAATTCAAAGGATGGCCCTTCGATCGGGTCACGTAATCTCTTGGTGACGTACAAGTCTCTCTTGTATATTTCCTGCTGGTCTATGTTTCCGTGTTCGTCTTCCTTTTCCAAGTAAACACCACCGTTTGCCCCACGTTTGTATGGGTACGGATACGCCGGTATAGTAACTTTAGTAGGAGGGAGAGCTTCGACAGGAACTTCTTCCTCTCCCTCCATCATAACCTCCGGCTCGTCATAGACCGTAACTTCCACCTCTTGGGTTTCGGCCATGCGCACTTCCATGCACAGACTTATAGGAGACTTGATCTTGCCCTTGTGCGGACAGCCTTCACATCCTGACGGATTGTCGGATTCAAACGTAGAGCACAGGTGTGGGTATTCAATCGGTGCAGCTACTTTGTCGGTTTCCTCCGCACTGTAGCCTTCGTACTTACTGGAGATTAGATGGATTGATTGCGCTCCGTCTTCCTCACAGTGTTTAGCAATTGACAGTACGTGTAGCCAATCGGAATACGACAGATCATTAGGTTGCATAATTGCACGATTGACTTGTGCGCAACCTTTCCCTGACGCCGTAGCTATCAGTAGTTTAGAAAAACGTGTTGTGTATTTGCTCTGACCAACTGCGCGTGCCATGTCTTTGGCATCTTGGTCTGTGTACTCTCTCGCGCTAGTAACTGGTGTCACTTTTGCGGGGAGCTTTTCTGCAAACTCGTCTAGG